GCTTGGAATGTCCGAGGTCGTCCGGCGTTTCCTGATCGACAGGGTGCCCGGAACCCATGTCACGCAGATGACCATTGACGACGTAAAGCACTACACCGACGCCCAGCGCCAGGCGATCATCAACAGCTATCCGGAGTACGAACGTGACGCCAGAACAAAAGGCATCCCTCAATTGGGCTCTGGACGAGTATTCCCGATCAGCGAAGACGAGCTACGAATTGACCCCTTTCCGATTCCGCCCCACTGGCCTCAGCTTGGAGGTCTTGACTTCGGATGGGACCATCCTTCGGCGGCAGTTCGGATGGCCTGGGACCGGGACGCCGATTGCATCTACATCATCGCCTGCCACCGACAGCGGGAACAAACCCCAGCCATGTTCGCAGCCTCTGTCAGACCTTGGGCTAACTGGCTTCCTTGGGCGTGGCCGCATGACGGATTGCAGCATGACAAGGGTTCGGGGGATCAGCTCGCCGCGCAGTACCGCGCTCAAGGACTGAAGATGCTGCCTCAGAGAGCTACTTTCGAGGACGGCACGAGCGGGGTCGAGGCGGGAATTGCGGAAATGTTCGACCGCATGCAGACTGATAGGCTCAAGGTATTCAGCAACTTGAACGACTGGTGGGAGGAATTCCGCACCTACCATCGCAAGGACGGCCTGATCGTGAAGCAGAATGATGACCTGATGGCAGCAACGCGCTACGCCGTGATGATGCGTCGGTGCGCAGAAGTGCAGTTCAAGCGGATCGATCAGCCACAGCGCAGCTTCTCAGGCGTCGGTCGCAGCGGACTTGATTGGATGGGAGCGTGATGCCTACCACTCCTGAATCGCTCGTCGACGACGTAGAGGCAGAAACCGACGAGCAGGTATTTCTCGAGTGCGCAGAGCGGTTCAAGCTCGCTGAGTCTGCAGAATCGGCAAACCGCGCGCTCGCCCTCGAAGACCTCGAATTCCGCGACGGCCAGCAGTGGCCGGATGACCTCTACAACATGCGCAAGGTACAGAGGCGCGTGACGCTGGTAGTCAACCACACTGACACCTTGGTGCGCCGTATCGTCAATAACATGCGTGAGCAACGCCCCCGGATTAAGGTTCATCCTGTGGGTGACGGAGCGGATATCGAGACAGCCCGCGTGGTCTCGGGACTCATCCGGCATATCGAGAACTTAAGTAACGCGAGCGTGGCCTATGACACGGCTGGCGAGTCCGCCGTGGACATCGGCTGGGGCTATGCCCGGATCGTCGGGGAATACATCGATGAGAACTCATTCGAGCAGGAACTGAAGATCAAGCCGATCTTCAATACGCTCACCTGCTACATCGATCCTAATGCCATGCTGCCCGATGGCTCGGACATGGACTGGTTCATCATTTCCGACAAGATGAAGCGCACTGAATTCAAGAGGCGCTATCCGCAGGAGGAACTAGAAGACTGGTCCTATGGCGCTGCGGGAGACAATCAGCGCGAATGGCTGAGCAAGTACGATATCCGCATCGCAGAGTATTACCGCATCAAGCACAAAAAGGACGTGCTCTACCGGCTATCGAACGGCAAGACCTGTCTGGGGTCAGAATGGCGGCGCAATGGGGGCGCATTCGAGCTCGCCGGCATCACCCGCCAGACCAATCCTGACGGCTCTTTCGTTTCACGTGGAACAGAGCGCCGACAGGTTCAATGGTTCCGGCTCAATGGCACCAAGGTCGTGGAAAAGCGCGATCTGCGAGGCCATTACATCCCCGTCGCGCGCTGTCAGGGCAATGTGCTCAACATCAATGGGGAAGTGAGGCGAAAGGGCGCTATCAGGAACCTGAAAGATCCTGCTCGCCAGTTCAACTACTGGGAGTCCGCCAAGACCGAAAAACTGGCGCTCTCGAGCAAAGCCCCTTGGGTCGGTGTCGAAGGGCAGTTCGACGGCCATCCCGAATGGGACGATGCGAACCAGAAGCCCTATTCGGTCCTGAAGTACAAGCTGATCCTGGATGCCGCAGGACAGGTGATCGAAGTCCCTCCCCCACAGAGACAGGCAGCGGTTGAGGTCGAGGCGGGATTTTCAGAGGCTGCTTCAGGAGCCATCAAGAATCTGATGATGGTCGCAGGAATGCCTCACGAGCCAGGACAGGACACGCCTGGAACGGTGGTTTCAGGTGTTGCCTTAAGGCGTCGTCAGGCGATCTCGGATATCAGTCACTTTCAGTATTACGACAACCAGACCCTGTTTATCAGACACTTAGGCTCGATCGCGCTCGAGCAAATTCCCTTCTACTACTCCACTGAGCGCATGCAGCGGATCATGGGCGAGGATGGCGTCCCGCAGATGGTTGGACTTAACCAGCCCGTCCCAGACCCGTCGACCGGGATCATCGAGATCAAGAACAACATGCAGGTCGGGCGTTACGACGTAGTGATGGACACAGGCCCTGGCTACGAGACGCGCCGTCAGGAAGGGGCCGAGGCCATGATCGACCTGATGAAAACTCCCATTGCGGAGCCGATCGTCAAGACTGGGGCCGATATTGTGGTCCGAAACATGGACTTCCCGGGCGCTGACGACCTCGCAGACCGCCTCATGCCGCTGAATCAGCAGGGCCTGCAGAAAGCCGTCGAGGGTCTACCGAAGCAGGCGCAGGGCATAGTCACCGCTCTGATGGGGCAGAACCAGCAGCTGCAGCAGACCGTTCAGCAGCTGCAGCTAGAGGTCAAGTACGGGATCACGAAAGCGCATCTTGCAGCCACGACCAAGGCGCATGACACCGAGATGCGCACGCAGACCACGCGCGAGGATGTCGCGACCCGGGCGCAGACGGAGCTCGAAAAGGCCCATATCGACCGGCAGACCAAGCTCGATGTGGCCGAGATTTCAGCGGCTGGAAAGCTTCTGGATACGCACGTACATGGGCGCCAGGAAGAATCCGCACGGGAACATGAACTGAAAGTCGCCAAGGCGGCGGAAAAAACCAATGGAGCGGGCAATGGCTAAAGTCGTGACATCAGATGGCCTGAAAGACTTCATCGAGTCTGGAAAACCCACGGAAACCATCGCGGGTGTGAAGAAAACCCCTCCTGGAGCTGCTCCACCCTTGGACATCAGGGCCAATACTCCCTATTCACCGCCTCCGGAAGCGGCTGTAGAGCCTCCAAAGGAAACCCCGACTCCAGACCCGGATGAAACCGGCCTTGAGGCTGAAGACCACGATCTGGCAGAACGCGCAAAGAAGCGCATCGGCAAGAAGCATTACGCCATGAAAATGGCTGAGCAAAAGGCTGCAGAGGCCATCGAGCAGTCGGAGATCGACGCCAGAATCGCGGAAACCCTGTTCAACGAGCGGGAAATGTGGAGGAAACGTGCAGAGGAACTCGAAAAGAAAGCCACGCCGCCTGCGCCGCCTGTTGAAATTAAGCCGCCTGATGAGTCGGACCCCAAGTATAAGAAGGCAGACGGCACTTTTGATCTGCGGGCATTCATCGCTGATACGAGTGCTTTTGCCGCTCAGCAAGCCGTCGAAAAGGACCGCAAGGCACAGCAGGAAGCCCTTGAAGCCAAGGCTCGCGAAGCGGCTGCTGCGGAATTCAAGAAGCGTGTCGCAGCCGCAGAGCAGAAATACCCGGACTGGAAGCGAGTCGTTGAGACCTCGACAATAGAGATACAGAACGAGGGCTTGCAATACATTGCGCAGTCGGAGTATGGTACGGACCTAGCGTATTTCCTGGCCAAAAACCCGGAGATCGCGGCAAAGATCAGAGCGATGCACCCGATTAGGGCCATCGCGGAACTCGGTAAGATCGAGACCAGTTTCGAGAAGCCAGCGAACCCGGCGCCCCCGAAAGAGGCCGCCACTCCCTCAGCAACTCCTCAGACGGTCGAACGGCAAGGGGCTCCTGCTCCCATCACGCCGATTGCGACGTCCGGTACGGGTTCGATTGCTGTGGACCCCGCCAAGATGGACTTCAAGCAACTGCGTGAGTACGAGCGGCAGCGCGCGCGCGAGAAGCGCCGCAACTGACCGTTTGGGCTGGTGCTCCTAGTGTTCAACAATCTAGGAGTTTCGCGCTGTGTCCAACAATTTGCTCACGATGAGCTACATCACCAATGAAGCTCTCGTCGTCCTCGAAAATGAACTCGTCATCGCCAACCGCGTAGAGCGGCAGTATTCGGCGGAATTCGCCCAGACCGGGGCCAAGATCGGCGCTACCTGTAACGTCCGCCGCCCGCCCCGCTACAAGGGCACGTACGGTCCTCCGCTCAACGTCGAGGACACGAACGAGTCAAGCGTTCAGGTAAGCCTGAACTACCAGTTCCACGTCGATATCCAGTTCACGACGCAGGACCTGGCGCTCTCGATGGACATGTTCAAGAAACGTGTTCTCAAGCCCCAGATCGCCACGGTCGCGAACCGTATCGACTCCGACACCGCGCAGTATGCCTATTTGAACACTGCCGCCCAGCTCGGCACCCCCGGAGTCTCCCCGAACTCGCTCAAGCTGTTCACGGATGCCCGGGCGATCCTGGCGTCAGAAGCCTGCCCCCGGGAAGGCGAGAAGAACGCGGTTCTGGACCCAATTTCCATGTCATCGATGGTCGCCACCGTCCAGGGTCTGTTTAACCCCCAAGCCAAGATCGGTGATTACATCGAAGCCGGTATGATCGCCAAGGAGTTTGGCGGTCTTGACTGGTGGGAGGATCAGAACATCCCGGTTTACACGACCGGGGCACAGGGCGGAACGCCCATTCTGACGACTCCCATTGCCGGTACGGCGTTCCTTTCCACCGGATGGGCACAGAGCGGGACTGTCTCGACGCAGGGCTGGACGGCCTCTACGGCGGTCGTACAGGTAGGCGATGTGATCCAGTTCGCCGGCGTCTACCCGGTGAACCCGCAGAACCGCCTGCAGTATGGAAAGACTCTGAGACAGTTCGTGGTTCTGCCCCCGGGCGGATTTGCGGTCCCGCCGAACGGCGCGGCCCCTCCGGGGCTGGTCTATGCACCAGCGGCCCTCACGGCAGGAACCTTCAACCCATCGACCGGCGCGTATACCTCGAGCGGCACCGGCACGCTGTATCTGACGATCGGCGACTGCTGCATCTACGGCGGGCAGTTCCAGAACGTAAGTGCAGTCCCGGCCTCGGGAGCAGCGATCACGGTCAATGGCGGGACCTCGTATGCCTCGACCGTCACGCCTCAGAGCCTCGTGTTCCACAAGTACG